GTTGAGGCGACCGGCCTCTGCGGGTGTAGCGCGAGAAGCGTTACGAGGTTGCTTGAATCAGTGCGAGACGGTTGCGATTCGCCTGGGTCATTGAATTGCCGATCGGCTCAGCGGGCGGCTCAGGCTTATCCAGCACCGACGCCGGCTGAACTGGCGCCGGAACTTCTGGCGGCGCTACGGTAAGTGCCGCAGGTGCCTTCCCATAGGCCGCCAAGTTCCACGTGTTCGATACGCCGTCTTCGCCAGCGATCCGATCGATAAATTTGTGATCGAGTGCCTCCGCCGCCGTCAACCAGGTCTCAGCGTCCATCATGGCGACGATCTCCTCGGCCGGCTTACCGGTCTTGGTCGTGTAGTCGTCCACAATGGTCAGCTCCACCTTTTCCATCAGGTCTGCGGTATCGCGCAGTGCTGTCTTATCGCCGAACGCAGCTCCTTGAGCGTTGTGAATCATGAAGAAGGCGCCCTTGTGCATGACAACCTCGCTGCAAGCAACCGCGATGCTCGTACCGGCGCTCGCACACAGGCTCACGATATTGGCGATTGTCTTGCCAGGGAATGCACGGATCGCTGCAGCGATTTCCTTGCCCTCAAAGACGCTGCCGCCCGGGGTGTTGAAGTGGATCGCCAGATCCTGCTTCGGGTCGGCCTTGCCGATGGCGGCAACGATATCCGCGGCATTTGCCTCGAAACCGGGAGCGATTACCCCGCGGATGAAGAGTGTCTGTCCGGATGCATTGCTGACCAAGACCTCGCGCTTGCCAGCAACCGTGGCGGTGGCCGCGTTATCGAGGCAGAGTTGGAAAAATGGATTCATCAAGCCGCCTTGTCGTCTTGCCGGTTGTTCGGTTGGTCGAGCGTCTGACCCGGATCGCGCGGAGCGCGGTAAATTTCTTTGCCACCTTCGGTGGGCGGCATGTTCAGCCGGCGACGCACTTCATCAGTGCTCATCCAGCCATCGCCAGCACCTGGGCCGCCGAGCGCTGAGCGGAAGTACTCGCCCATCGCTTTGATGTCGGTCTCGTACAGCGCCTCGCGATAGAACTGAACGAAGCGCCCGGTGTTGCGTGGGTAGAGTTTCCGGTTGAGCTCCTGCTCGATCTTGAGCAGCCAGGTATTCAGGGTGTCACGCACGAAGCCGCGCCCCATCTGTTCCAGGCCGCTGCCCCAGTTCGTGGCCCCCGAGCTTTCATTGATCATGAAGCCCGGCACGCCGAAGGCCCGGGCGATGTCCAGGACCTGGAACTTTCGCGCTTCGAGCAGTTGAGCATCCTCTGCCGACAAACTCAACTCTTTGGCACTGACCCCTTCGGTCAGAACCAGCGGTAGGCGGTGAGCGTTCGCCAAGCCTGAGTACCGGTTATTGAAAGCGGTTTGCAGCTGTGTGATTTGCGTGTCACTCATCTTCGCGCCAGCCTGCAGCACAATCGATGGATGCGCTCCGCCTTCGAAGAACTTGCCGCTGTATTCATCCATGGCCAGCGCATTGCCGATCGCAGTTCGCGCGCCAAACTGGATGACTGACATCGACCGCATAGTCGCGTCGTCGAATCCCAGGCCCGGGAAATGCAGGATGTCGGCTGGATCGAACCAGGTCGTAATGCCGTGCGACGGCAGGTACACGTAATAGCGGACGCCTTCGCCAGGTGTGCGAATCGGCGAAACCGAGCCCCATGGCAGAGGCAGGATCTCGCGCAGCGTTCCGTTCATGCGCCAGCGCAGAAGCGCAAAAGCGTCGCCGCGCAAGAGCTGGCCCATGCTGACGCCCTCCCACATCGACGCGGCGGTGTACTGCGGGCTTGGCTGCTCATTGAGCAGGTACCACTGGTCGTTGCGCGGCAGGCGAGCCGGAATCTCTCCGCCGTCGAGCGAATATTCGTGGATCGGACAGCTTACGATGCCGCCAGCGATTTTCGCAACGCAGGCGGCGACCGCGGAAACACGCATCGCGGAGTTGGCGGAAACGGTAACGCCGGACGGGGCGACACCGAAAGCAGCCATGACATCCGGGCTGTAGGGCCCATGATTCGATACCTGCGTTTCCTCGCGACGCGCGGGCTCCTGCCGCCAGTGCTGGGTGGCGGCCAGCGCATCGAAAATTTCCATGGTTTTCCTTACAAGACTACAAAGCCTTGGGTTATTTCGTTCGATGAAGCGATCGGGTTCAGGGCCATAAGTGACACAGCGTTGAACAGCGCCATCAGCGGGTCGATCTTCGCTTTGCCGGAAGCCTGCTTCGTCACCGAGATCGCGTTGCCGCGGTCCTCGATGCGCGCATTGCTAACGCACCAGGCCATCATTGGCCGGGCGCCGTGCGCCAGCTCCCCGCCGGCCACCTTCCGCTCTGTGGTTTTGATCGCGCCGTTGAGCTTCCAGCCCTGCTGAATCGCAACGATCTGCTCGATGGCAATGTCGCGACCTGGCGCGACGAGTTCGTCGACGATGTCATTAATGCCAGCCGAGTCCACGCCGATGGCGTTTTTCTCAGGCAGCAGGCCTGCATCGCGCACGCGGCAAACGTAATCAGCTACGCCGACAACGTCTTCCCCCGGACGATCTACAATGGTCAGGTCGCCCTGTTGCTGAAAATCGAGCAACGCAGGGGCGATCTCCTTTCGGCGCTCCAGGGCAATCTTGTGGCACCAGGCGTGCGACCAAGTCAGCCAGCGGCCAGTACCTCGCTGCCGCCCGACCATGGTCAGGCCCAGCAAGTCATCAAGGCCGCCACCGTCGATGCCAGGGATAACTACCTCGCACTGCTCGATCATGTATTCGAGCGTGACTTCCTTGGCGCCGGCCTCCTCCCAGAAGTCGGCGCCGGCCCAGCGATCAGACCGCAGGTTGAGGCCGATTTCGATGTTCAGGTGCTTCGCTAAGAACTGCTGGAAGGCCCCGTCGGTTCTGGCCTGGAACTTCTTGAGTTGGTCTTCCAGCCACTCGGCGCTGACCGAGCGGCCCATGTTCGGGTTCGTGATATAGAAGGTGGCCGGATCGAGGTAAGCCTTCTTCTTCACCATTTCTGGCGGGTATTCGTACAGCACGCCCAGCGAGCGCGGATCGTCAATCTTGCCGTCGCGGACATCGCGGAAATAGTTCAGCTTGTCCTTGAACACGCCCGCCGGCGGCTCGTCGCTCTGCGTCGTCAGGTAGATGACCCAGCCCTCGTTTCGCGAGACCTGGCCGCCGAGTGCCTCCATGAACATCGCTTCGGCATTCGAACGCTTGCCGAACAGCCAGTGCTCGTCGACCAGTACGCGGCCGGACTTTTTGCCTGAGACAGTGTCCGTGTCGGCTGCGACCACCTTCAGCGAGGCCTTCGACACGCGGTGAGTGATCGTGCGGACGTGGTCCTGAACGTGGAACAGGTCCAGCAGTTCCGGATCCGCGCGCACCATTGCGGCCGCCGGCTTGAAACTGTTGTCCGCCACCTCTTTGGTCGGCGCCAGGATCAAATGCTCCTCGCCCTCGCGCCAGCACAGGATGACTGCGGTGAGCATGATGCCCGCCGCGATCGTCGACTTCGTATTCTTTTTGCTGATCAGCAGGTAATACTCGCGGATCAGCTGGTTGCCGGTCTCAGCGTCGTAGCCCCCGAAAATGGCGGCCACGAAGTCGAATACCCATTGTTCACTGCATTCGCCGAAATTCGGGCTGCGATACTCGCTTAGCGCTTCATCCCAGACCGTCTTGGGCAGATCGGTAACCTGGAGCTGCTTGAAAATTGCGAGTGCCTGCTCAGCCTGGTCAGGGAAGATCGGCGCCGGGATGATGGATTCGCCATTAACCAGGCGCTCCACCCAATCGCGGCAGGCCGTCGTCCATGCTGGAGTTGCACCCATCGTCAGACTTTCTTACCGCCGGCGGCGGCTAAGCGCGGTGCAGTAGCCTGGCCGAAGCGGCTTGCGACCCCCTTCGCTTTTTCGCCTGCCTGCTCTTTTTTCCCGCCCTCGCCCAGCTTCTTATGCTTAAACGGCAGCATCGCCTTGGCGGCATCGATGCGAAGCCGTAGGTCGGCGGCCGGTTCGTTCATCACCTTGGTGAGGAATTCCACGGGATCGGCGGTCGGAGGAATTTCGATTGCATCGAGCGGCGGGCTGCCAGCTGGCGGCACCGCACTCCGACCACTCCCGGCCTGCTCCTGGCGCGCCTGGTCCAGGCGGGCTTTAACATCCTTGTCTTTAACAAGCCGGGAGCCTGCAGCGGACGCTGTCGCCTCGCTGTACCCGGCACGAACTGCCGCTTCCTTATTCGAGAACCCGGCCAAAACGGCATCGGCGAAGGCTCGCTTTTTGCCTGTTAAAGCCATTAACAATTTCCTC